TATGTTCAATCCCGTAAAATTCCAGAGGCCTTTCATTCGGACTTATATTTTGCAGAGGACTTTAAAGGCTTTGTTGAAAAACTCGGTATCGAAAAGGAAGGTCTCAAGGAAGATGACCCAAGATTGGTAATTCCTTTCTATGATGAAGAAAAGAATCTGGTGGCCTTTCAGGGTCGAGCACTTGGTGAATCGAAACTAAGATATATCACCGTAAAGACAGATAAAGACAACCACAAGTTGTTCGGCACCGACAGGATCAATCAGGAAGAGATGATTTATGTTGTGGAAGGTCCTATTGACTCCATGTTCCTGGAGAATGCTGTGGCGACTGCCGATTCGAATTTGATGGCTGCAGCCAAACACTTTGACAAATCAAAAATAGTTTTGGTGTACGACAACGAACCACGAAATAAAGAACTACATAAGCAGATGGACAAAGCCATTGAAGAACACTACAATGTGGTAATCTGGCCAGAAATGATTGAAGAAAAAGATGTAAATGATATGGTATTGAATGGTTTCTCACCAGATGAAATACAAGATATCATAAGTAAGAATACATTTGTGAATTTGAGAGCAAAAATGGAATTTATTAACTGGAAAAAGACTTGAAATGGAGATTTTGTTATGAATGTAAAATTAATATCATACACACAGGGAGTAGACGGGAAAAATTTGTTGGAACAGGTTGCATATGCAGCCAGAGTGTCAAATCCCGCTAATCAAAATAATAGCGATACAGCTGAAAAGTTGGTTCGTTATCTTATCAAAAATCAACATTGGTCACCACTAGAAATGGTGAACATTTGTCTGGAGATAGAAACTACTAGAGATATTGCAAGACAGATTTTGAGGCATCGTTCCTTTTCTTTCCAAGAATTCAGCCAGCGTTATGCTGTTGCGGACCTTGGTTGGGAATTGAAAGAAGCCAGATTACAAGATACTAAAAATAGGCAGAATAGTATTGTGACTGACAACTTGGCTTTACAGACTTGGTGGGAAACACAACAAAAAAGAGTTATAGAAGCATCGCAAAGTGCATATGATTGGGCTATTGCAAATGGTATTGCTAAAGAACAGGCGAGAGCAGTATTGCCAGAGGGCATCACAGTTTCTCGTTTGTATATGAACGGAACGCTTCGTAGTTGGGTTCACTATATACAACTCCGCAGCGAAAAGGGAACACAAAAAGAACATCGTGATGTTGCGGTAGCTTGTGCATCAGCAATTGAACCTATTTTTCCTATGATTAAGGAGTATATCAATGAACAGTAAAAATGATGTTGAAACTTTTATGATTGCGTGTGGCCAAAAACAAAAAGATTTTGGACCTCAAGCAGAATTGTATGTTGACTTAATCATTGAAGAATTTAAAGAACTTATGGCAGCATACGGCAACCGAGACAAAGTGGAAATTGCCGATGCATGTGCTGACTTGAAATGGGTCGTTGAAGGATTGGAACATTCTTTAAATATTCCACAACAAGAAGTGTGGGATGAAGTAGCAAGAAGCAATTTGGCCAAAATCAGCCCTAGTGGCAAAGTAGAAAAAAGAGAAGATGGTAAAGTGTTGAAACCAGCCGGTTGGACGCCACCTAATATTAAAGCAATTATAAGAAAGTAATAAGGTCAAGAAAATATGGAATATCTAGGTATTAATATAGATTTAGAGAAAGATAAACTATTTGATGAATTAGGAGTGAAACGATTACAAGAATCGTACATGAAAGAAGATGAAACCTCACCACAACAAAGATTCGCTTTCGTATCAAAAAGTTTTGGAAGTAATACTGAACATGCTCAGCGCCTTTACGATTACGCCTCTAATCATTGGCTCAGTTATTCTACTCCAATTCTTTCTTTTGGTCGCTCTAAGCGTGGGATGCCTATTTCGTGCTTTCTTAACTATATTGAAGATACAGCAGAGGGTCTAGTTGATAATCTTAGTGAAACTAATTGGCTTTCTATGCTTGGCGGCGGTGTCGGGATTGGTTTTGGTATTCGCTCGGCGGATGATAAATCTACTGGCGTTATGCCACACCTCAAAATTTACGATGCATCTAGCTTGGCGTATCGTCAAGGTCGCACTCGCCGTGGGTCTTACGCTGCCTATCTTGATATTTCCCATCCTGATATTATTCCCTTCCTTGAAATGAGAAAACCAACGGGTGACCAAAATGTTCGTTGCCTAAATTTGCATCACGGTATTAATATCACCGATGACTTTATGAATCTTATTGAGAAGTGTATGTTGGATCCAGAAGCGGACGATAGTTGGCAACTAAGGGATCCACATTCAGGTGAGGCGAGAGAAGTGGTGTCAGCCAAACATCTTTGGCAACAAATTCTTGAAATGCGTATGCACACCGGTGAACCATACATTCATTTCATTGACACAAGCAATAGAATGTTGCCGCAGTTCCTAAAAGACAAAGGTTTGAAAGTGCATCAATCAAATCTATGTTCCGAAATTATTTTACCGACCAATGAACAACGCACCGCAGTATGTTGTTTATCATCTTTGAATCTGGAGTATTACGATGACTGGAAAGACCATCCTACTTTTCTCCGTGATGTTGCTGAAATGCTTGACAATGTGCTTCAATATTTTATTGATAATGCTCCTTCAGCAATCGGAAGGGCTAAGTACTCTGCAATGCGTGAGCGCAGTATTGGTGTCGGTGCTTTGGGTTTCCATGCTTATCTACAACGGAAAGGTGTCGCATTTGAAGGTGTGATGGCCAAAGTTGCAAATAATCAAATGTTCAAACAAATTAGAAAGGGATTAGATGAAGCTAATATCAGTTTGGGACAAGAACGTGGTGAAGCTCCAGATGCTGTTGGCAGCGGTCAACGTTTTAGTCATCTTATGGCTATCGCTCCAAATGCTTCTTCGTCTATCATTATGGGAAATACTTCTCCTAGTATCGAACCTTATCGTGCTAATGCTTATCGTCAGGATACGCTATCTGGCGCATTTCTAAACAAGAACAAATATTTGGATAAAGTTATCATTAAATATTTACAACAAGGTAATCCAGAGCAGGCGGTTGACCAAGCGGAGGCGGATGAAATTTGGTCTTCCATTATTGCGAACGATGGCTCAGTACAACATTTATTATGGATGGATGAAAATGAAAAAGCAGTGTTTAAAACATCCATGGAAATTGACCAACGTTGGGTGATTGAATTGGCTGCCGACCGTCAAGTGTATATTGACCAAGCACAATCATTGAATCTATTCTTTAGACCAGATGCACATATCAAGTATATTCATGCAATACACTTCATGGCATGGAAAAAAGGTGTGAAAACACTTTACTATTGCCGTTCAGAGAAATTGGCCAAGGCTGATAAAGTATCCAAGAAGATCGAACGTCAAGTCATCAAAGAATTGGATATGATTCAAGTAGCACAAGGAAATGACTGTATAGCTTGCGAGGGATAAAATGAAAAAAATAATAATAACAATAATGGCTATGATATCAATCGTAGCATTTGCTCAAGGTAAACAGAAAGATGGAGTAATCTATGATGCAGTTATCACCAGAGTTATTGATGGTGTGTGTTGGGTGATGTTGTTCTTGATGGTAAGAGTTTAAGACAGATGTTAATAGCAAACGGTTTTGCCCGTGAATACTACGGTGAAGCCAAACAAAGTTGGTGCAATTAAAATGAAAAAGATTGTAAGATTTACAGCATCATGGTGTCAACCATGTAAAATAATGGCAACACAATTGGAAAACATGGAAACTGGAATACCAATTGAAGTACTTGATATTGATGTTCATCCAGAAATTGCAATGGAGTATGGAATTCGTTCCGTGCCAACATTAGTGATGATGGAAGAGAACACAGTATTAAAAAGATTAGTTGGAGTTAAGACACCACCAGAATTAAGGAAATGGATCAATGATTAAGAAAACCACAAGCAGATTAACAGATGAAAGAAACAGTTTCAAACCTTTCAACTATCCATGGGCATATGATGCATGGTTGAAACATGAACAGTCGCATTGGTTACACACAGAAGTTCCAATGGCTGAAGATGTGAAAGATTGGAAGAAAAAACTAACCAATGAAGAAAAACAATTTCTAACACACATCTTCCGTTTCTTTACACAAGGTGATATTGATGTGGCCGGTGGTTATGTGAAAAATTATCTTCCATACTTCCCACAACCAGAAGTGCGTATGATGTTGATGGGCTTTGCCGCAAGAGAAGCACTCCATGTGGCCGCATACAGTCATTTGATTGAAACACTTGGTTTACCAGAGACAACATACAACCAATTCTTAGATTATCAGGAGATGAAAGATAAACACGATTATGTTTTGGATATCTCTAATAAGAATGGTGACCTTTCTAGTACTGCTACTCACATTGCTGTTTTTTCCGCTTTTACCGAAGGTATGCAGCTTTTTAGTTCTTTTATCATGTTGCTTAATTTTCCACGACACGGGAAAATGAAGGGTATGGGTCAGATTGTGACATGGTCTATCGTTGATGAAACAATGCACGCTGAATCAATGATTAAATTGTTCCGTACATACATCGAAGAAAACAAAGAAATCTGGAACGATGAACTCAAAGGCAAGATATATACAATTGCTGAGAAGATGGTTCAATTAGAAGATAAGTTTATTGATTTAGCATTCAGTATGGGTCCTATGGAAGGATTAAGCAATGCTGATGTTAAACAATACATTCGTTATATTGCTGACCGTAGATTGATTAGTCTTGGTCTAAAAGGCATCTTTAAAGTGAAGAAGAACCCATTGCCTTGGGTTGAAGAAATGATTAATGCACCAACACATACCAATTTCTTTGAGAATCGTGCTACTGACTATGCTAAGGGTGCATTATCAGGTAATTGGGGTGATGTTTGGGCTAAAGCAGCTTAAAGGAAAAACATGGGAACGAAAACAATAACAGCAGAGTGTACAAACTGTGAATCGAGCTATGACATGATCTATATGGAAGAATTAGTATCAGAAGAATATCCGGAGTTTTGCCCGTTTTGTGGTGAAACCATCGAATCGTTGTCCGAAGAAGAATATATAGATGAGGATGATGATTCTGATGAGGACAAATGGGAATAAACTGGACATATAAAGATAAAGATTTTACAGAAGATTTAATTGGCGACAATTATGGATTTGTGTATCTCATAACAAACAATGTAACAAATAAAAAATACATTGGTAAAAAATTCTTCTATTCTTCAAAAACAAAACAAGTAAAAGGCAAGAAAAAGAAATTTAAAGTTTCTTCCGACTGGCAAACTTACTATGGTAGTAATGAGGAATTGAAAAAAGATGTTATAATGCATGGACAAGAATTGTTTAACCGAGAAATCATACATCTATGCAAAAGCAAAGGTGAATGTGGTTATCTTGAGGCCAAAGAACAATTTGTGAGTGGTGCTCTGGAAACAGATGACTATTACAATTCTTGGATTATGGTAAGAGTAAGAAAGTCCCACATTAAAGGTTTGCAATGTTAGAGTACTTGAAAGATATTGAGGAATATGATACTTTGTTTTTTATGCCTCACCCGAATGTGGACATACACATCCAATCAAATATGTACAAAAATCCAGGAACACCAGTAGATGTTAGCCCTATTGGGCCAAGTTGGCATGTTTTGTTGTTTACCTGCAACGAAGAAACCGATACATTGGAAAACCTGGATGCATTTGATGCTGTTCTGAGTGATCCAAGAGAGTATATCTCAACATTAATACCACAAGGTTGGTTTGGAATAGTTGCCAAGAAAACAACTACATCCAATTCTTTTATATCAGATGCGCTTGACAAGATCAAGAGTATGGTGTAAAATACAATTTTTGAAGCAGAAAGTTTATTATGATTCTCGTTGACCTTAACCAGGTATTATTGTCTGGATTGATGGCACAAATTGCCAGTCAAAAAGGTGTTAAGTTGGAAGAAGGTCTTATCAGACATATGATCCTGAACATCATCAGGACGCATCTAAAGACATTCCGCAAAGAATATGGTGAGGTTGTACTCTGTAGTGACAACCGCAAGTACTGGCGCAAGGAATTCTTTCCCTTCTACAAGGCCGGCCGCAAAAAAACAAGAGAAAAATCAGACCTTGATTGGCACATGATTTTCGATATGCTTTCTAAATTCAAACAAGAACTCCGAGACAACTTTCCATATAAAGTGGTTGATGTTGAGGGAGCAGAAGCGGATGATATCATTGGTACACTTGTACCTCGCCATATCATGCATGAAAACATCCTAATTATCTCCAGTGACGGTGATTTTCTACAATTACAGATGTATAATGGTAGAAGAAGTTTAATTGATGTTATTGAGGAATTTTAATGAAAACGCTATATGAAGTATTTGATGAATTTGAAACTTGTCAAAATAAAAAAGAGAGAATGGATGTTATTGGCCAAAATCTCACACAAACACTAGTTGATGTTTTTAAATTGACATATCATCCCGATTTTCAATGGAAAGTAAAAGAATTACCTGATAACTACAAAGTACCAACTGATATGTTACCTGGTATCACACATGATAGTCTAGCACACCAGTTGCGTAGACTGTACATGTTTCAAGAAGGCAATCAGACAGCTGAAAACTTGACAGATAGAAGAAGAAACGAACTATTGATTCAGATGTTAGAATCAATTGAACCAAGAGAAGCGGAAATCTTATTGGGTATATTCCAAAAAGATTTGGGAGTAAAAGGGTTAGATTACAAATTTGTAAAAGAGGCATTTCCAGACCTTCTACCATAATGGACAAAGAAAGAATTATTGTCGTATCCGGCGAATTTGATCCTATCTCTTATAATGAATTTAAACTATTGAAAAAGTGCAAGTCAAAGTGTGATTGGCTTGTTGTCGGCGTCCATTCTGACGCTTACATGAAGTTACTCAAGGACGGCTTCAAAAATACACACGACCAAAGAAAAGAAGTAATAGAAAGTTTTCCATTTGTTGATGAAGTATTTACATTCAATGATATGGACGGAACATCATGCAATTTGTTGAAATTAATTAAAATGTGCTACCCAATGTCGAATATAATCTATGTGTCACAAACAGACATAACAAATATGCCAGAATCTCGTATTCGTGGTATAACCTTTGAGACTATTAAATAAGGAGTTAAATTAAAGTGTCAAAATTTTCAGGTAAGTTTCGTAATTATGACGATGATGATAATTTCAATTTTCAATCAAGAAAAAAGAAAAAAGAACAACAAAAAACCACAAGAAAAAAGTCTAATTATGATGATTATGATTATTTCATGGGTAATGAGGATTATCAAAAACCTGGTAGAAGAAAAGCAAGACAGTTTGGTTAACCCCTAGTGTTGTTTTCATGCAACACACATATTGACAAATATCCTGAATAGTGTATAATACACTCATTCGTTGGAGAAATTTTATGATGTTCTATGTACGCCCACCCAAGTCAAAGGCCAAAAAAGTGCCTAAGGCTAAACTCGAGCAGTACGAAAAATGGTTGCAATCACACCAACCAACAAAACCCCTTAAAATCCAAAAAACCAACAATGCATTGACTGGTTATAAGCTGTCAACACCTGTTGGCCGTGAAACCAAACAATACAAATCGTTAAATACTGGTGAAACCGGTGCAACCAAAGCTGCACCAAAGGTTTACACTGGCACAAACATGCTTGGCATTGCAACAATGCACAAGTCCAACGCTGTTCCTGTGTTTAACAGTGAATCAGCTGTAGAAATTTCAAACATGAGGCGTTAAAATGAGTAAAAAATTAAGTTTTGTTGTAAAATTACAACGACCGGTGTGTCGTACACCAATCAAACCTGTGCAAGCGCATAAAAATGTCGCAAAATTTAGTCGTAAAAATGATAAAAAAGAGATTTTGTCGCAAATCACTGAGCTAGGAGCGTAAAATGTCGCAAAATACTGAGCTAAAAGAAGTACCGATTGACTGGAAACCTTTGGATCAAGTTATTCGTGAATGGGCAGTCATGTCCCAATTCGAAAAAGATCAAGATTGGTACAAAAAACTGAAGGAACAGCACGAATGAGCAAAGTTTACAACTACGAAGATATTTTTGAAGATATTCCTGGCGATCCCGACAACATTTTGCTAAAATTTCCACCGGAAATGTTGGAAGAAACCGGCTGGAAAGAAGGCGACACGATTAATATTGAACTTGTGAACGGAAGTTTACATATTTCAAAAAAAGATGTTGCAGAAAAACAACTCAGCCTTGATTTTTGATTATTTGTGTGATATAATAGAGTTATCACACAGGAGTTTTTATGGAATTAATTGAATCTAAATCGTTGCTAGCCAAATTGATGGCTACAGAGAACCTAACGATTGAACAGCGGCC